CATGAACTACTTTCAAGCCAAAGTGATTCTCGACCATGTGCGAGAAGGACGGGATTACCACGAGCATTTGATAAGCCGATGCTTGACATTGACAGGGGATTTAGATGGATACGGAACACATGAGGAACTGCGAGGCGGTGGAATGGCTGGCTCGGTTCAAGGAGAAAGCACACAACGATGGCTGGGCATCAGCGAGGGAGTGGTGGGAAAAAACAATCCATGACATTGCCAAGCATCGTGGTAAAGCTGCCGCAGAAGATTTAAGACAACGAATGAACAAGGTAAAAAATGAAAAACGCATTTGACACATCCGGGCCATCACTGTTTGGCAAGACCCTAGAACGTGACGCAAAGAACCGCCGCAAGGGAGCCAAAATGGTCGAAACCCTACGGGCGCAGGGCAAAGAACCCATGAGCATTAACCTGACCAAGCGCCCCGGTACAGAAAAGCTCGCCAAGCAAATGACCCTCAAAGAAGGTCGGCAAGTATGACCTTCATGCTCAACTTCAGCGTTGAAGGCGACCCAGTTGCCAAAGGTCGACCCAAGTTCTCAAGCCGTGGCGGGTTTGTCAAAACCTACACCCCAAAAAAGACCGTGACCTACGAGCATTTGGTGCGGGAGGAGGCGGTCAAGGCGATGGGAAGCTCAGAACCGCTAGAAACGCCTGTGGGCGTTTTTATCTACATCAGGCTACCCATCCCTAAGTCATACCCAAAAAAACGCAGGGAAGCCTGTTTAAATGGATTTGAGAAGCCTTGCAAGAAGCCAGACCTCGACAACCTTGCCAAATCCGTGATGGATGCCATGAACGGGGTGGTTTTTAAGGACGATTCCCAAATCGTTTCGTTGCACTGCAAAAAAGTCTATGCCGACTCTGCTGGTGTTGATATTGCTGTTAAGGAGGAGTTGGAATGAAAAATTTTTCAGTTCGACCAATAAAGTCCGTTGAGGCTATTCCTTGGATATTGAAAAAACATTATGCAAAAAGGTTGCCTAGTATATCTTACGCATTTGGTTTGTATTTTGATGTTGATTTGTGTGGTGTAGTAACTTATGGGGTTCCCGCTAGCCCTTTTTTGTGTGTAGGTGTTTGTGGTGAAGAAAACAAAGATATTGTTTTAGAGCTAAATCGTTTATGTATTCTTGATGGCATAAACAATGCGGCATCTTTTTTAATTGGGAAAAGTTTAAAAATGTTGCCTAAACCGACAATTGTTGTTTCTTATGCTGACACAAAGATGGGTCACATAGGATACGTGTATCAAGCAACTAATTTTTTATTTACTGGAACTACTAAACACAGAACAGATATGTTTGCTGGAGAAGGAAAGCATAGTAGGCACAACAAAGGCGATTCGGAAAACAGAATTAACAGAAGCCCAAAACACAGATACATTTACATTACTGGAACAAAAACACAAAAACAAAATTTATTGTCTAAATTGCGGTATGTTGTAAAGCCTTATCCTAAAGGAGAAACAAAAAAATATGATGCTGGCGGTTATGTGGAAACACAACCTTTACTTTTTTGTTAATTTATAAAGAAAAAATGAGCGCCCCAAACAAAGCTGTTGATTTCATCCTAGAACACGCAGACAAATACGCCAAAGCAAAGGCCAAGCGGGTCTATTTGGAGGAATTCCGAAAGACCAAGAAGGCTTTGCTGATGAAAGATGCCTTAACCAGAGGTATTGAAGCGGCAAACGCACAGGAGCGAGAGGCATACGCCCATGAGGAATACCAGCAGTTGCTGGAAGGTCTTGCAGAGGCGATTGAGATTGAGGAATCTCTTAAATGGAAACTTGAAGCCGCCCGGATGCGGATTGACATTTGGCGCAGTGAAGAAGCCACCAACAGAATGCAGGAAAGGGCAACACAATGAACCAAGACGACATCATCCACATGGCACGGGAGGCTTGGGGATTGGAATTCATACCTGAGTCAGACACCCCAAAACTTGAACGCTTCTTTAAAGCCGCCTATGCCGCTGGCGCTACTGCCGAGCGTGAGGCGTGTGCGAAAGTGTGTGAAGAATTGGAAACTTGCAGTGATGCAGAGTTTTATGGGCATGAATTTGCCGCCGCTATCCGAGCAAGGGAGCAGAAATGAAATGCCCAGATTGCGGTGCAGAAGCGTATGTAAAGGAAACTCGCTTACGGCAGGATGGCATAACCCGAAGACGCTATCTTTGCGTCAAAAGCCACAAATTCACGACCTTGGAGGCCATATTAAATGATTCCGAAACACAAATACATCCGAAGCACGAAGCTCCTAAAGGCCGTGGCAGGGTTGGATTGTCAGCATTGTGGTTCGGGACAGATGGTTCAAGCAGCACACACTAATTGGGGGCACGGCAAGGGCAGAGGCATTAAAGCCGATGACAACCAAATTGCCGCCCTGTGCCTGAAATGCCACTACGAAATCGACCAAGGCAAAAATTTAAGCCGGGATGAGCGCCAAGCCATGTGGCAAGCCGCCCACAAAAAGACCGTAAACGCCCTGTTGAGGGCAAACGAATGGCCTGAAGATGTGCCGTTGCCTTAATATTTACGCATATTGGGCAGGGGAGCCGCTTTCTGCGAGCCGCCACGGTGGGCTTTGTCCAGCCCCTGAGACTCATGGCGCTTGAGTTCTTTCTCCACCTTTTCGATGCGGCGCATTTCCTGCTTGTGCTCGGCTTTGGACTCGTAATGACCAGTTGGGGTGGCAGAGCGCTTGGCGGGGGTGATTTTGAAGTTGGTTGCCATGACAAAAACTCCTATAATGAGTCAGCCAATTATGGCATTTTCTTTGCAAAGGAAACATCATGGGAAAAATGGATTCGATGAAGGGCGTACCCCTCCGTTCTGGCGGCAAGATGCCTGCTGGCGCAGCTTCTAGCGACAACAAAGGCGAGCGCCACGAGCGCATGGTCGGTGGCGTTGCTATGGGCAAAGAGGACATGACGGGCGCTGACAAGCAGTTCAATACTGGTCGCACCGCTGGCATTTGCTACACCCACACACGGGGTCAATACCGCTAAAAAGGCGAAGCCCTCAAGGTGGGAGACAATCACCAAGAGGGCTTCTAACCACACAAAGGAGTCGTTTGTATGGCTGATGAGAATTGTAGTAGTTGCCACTACTTTCGGGGAGCCAACGTCATAGGTTTATGCCGTAGATTCCCCGCTTTTGTGAATAAATCGCACAACGATTGGTGCGGTGAATTCCAAGCAAAACAGGTCGAACTGGTTGCCTTGCCTGTTGTAGAAATGCAACAAACGGACGAAAAACCAGTAGAAATCCCTACTTTAGCGCCCAAAAAACAGCGTGGCAGACCTAAAAAGGAGGGTGGAAATGCTTAAACCCTTGCGTGACAAGATAATTGTTAAGCCTATTCCGAGGATTCAATCCACGATTTTTGTGCAGACTGCTGAAGCCGACACGATTGGTTATGTGGTTGCCGCTGGCCCTGATGCGCTCCGTGAGGGGTTAAACGTGGGTGACAAGGTATATTTTGGGACGATTGCCAAGGATTATGGTGATGAGTACCTGAAATTTGAGCCGATTGAGATTGATGGTCAGAGGCATTTGAAAATGTCTTGGCAGGATATTTGTTTTGTGGAGGAACCATGAAAGCTGGACTATATGCAAACATTCATGCCAAGCGAGAGCGCATAGAGCGTGAAAAAGCCGAGGGTAAGCCTGTGGAAAAGATGCGTAAACCCGGCTCAAAGGGTGCGCCGACTGCCCAAGCATTCAAGGACGCTGCCAAAACAGCGAAAAAGAAATGACCAAAAAGCACGATAAACCAATCGCCAAGACCACTACTGGCAAGGGCAAGAATTTCCTGCCCACTGACCAAGGCGCAGGAATGACCGCAAAAGGTCGTGCTGAGTACAACAAGAAGAACAACGCCAACCTCAAGCCCCCAGCGCCAAACCCAAAGACGGAAAAGGACAAGGCACGGAAGGACAGTTTTTGCGCCCGTATGAGTGGAATGCCCGGCCCGATGAAGGACGAAAAGGGCGAGCCGACCAGAAAAGCCGCATCCCTAAAGCGCTGGAAGTGCTGACATGGAGCCAGACAAGTTAATCTGGGGCTATATCCAAGCCAAAAAGCAACTTGAGTGGATGAAAACCCAAAAAGGCGCTTGGATGAAGATTCAGGTTTACAGACAAATCATCAGGGGCTACGAGGCCAAACTCAAGGAGTTAACAAATGCCGTTAATTAAAGGTACATCCGACAAGACCCGCCAGAAGAACATCAAGAAAGAAATCGAAGCTGGAAAGCCTCCTAAACAAGCCGTGGCGATTGGTTATGCTGTCCAGCGTGAGGCGAAGAAGGATAGCAAGCCAAGCGCATCTAAGGCAAAATCCAAGAAATGACAGACCAAAAGCGCCCAGTAGGAAGACCCACAACTTACGACCCCGAATATTGCGAAAGGGTCGTCGAGTTGGGCAAACTCGGCAAAAGCATTGAGCAAATCTGTTATGACCTTAACACGCCTGTAAGAACATTGTATGAGTGGCGTGACCGATACCCTGAATTTTCGCAAGCCTTAACAGATGCTAAGGATTATGAACAGGCGTGGTGGGAAAATCAGGCTCATGCTTACATGGTTGAGACTAAAGATGGGCCTAAGCTAAACGCTAGCTTGTGGTCTAGGAGCATGGCGGCACGGTTCCCGAAGAAGTACCGTGAGCAAGTAAAGCAAGAAATTACGGGTGCTGATGGAATGCCTCTGGTAACGGGCATCCAAGTCTCATTTGTAAAGCCGAATGAGTGAAGCTCAAAACGCAATAGCGAAAGCCCAGTTCCCTGCGAAACTGGAATGCCTGTTTAACCCTGAGTCGATTCGCTACCGTGTCCTTTTTGGTGGGCGGGGCGGCGCTAAGTCATGGGGGGTTGCTAGGGCGCTCCTGATTAAGTGCGTCCAGAAGCCTTTGCGTATCCTTTGCGCCCGTGAGTTTCAGACCTCAATCAAGGATTCGGTGCATAAGCTGCTGAGTGACCAAATCACGGCTATGGGCTTAGACAGCTTTTTTGAGGTCACGCAAGCCCAAATTCGGGGCAAAAACGGCTCAGAATTCAATTTCGTAGGGCTGAAAAACAACGTTGCAAATGTTAAGTCCTATGAAGGCGTGGACATTTGCTGGGTAGAAGAGGCTCAAACGGTGAGCCGCCACTCGTGGAATGTGTTAATCCCAACCATCCGTAAAGAGAAGTCCGAAATCTGGGTCACGTTTAACCCAGAGCTAGAGACTGATGAAACCTACCAGCGATTTGTGGCAAACCCACCCCAGAACGCTGTGGTTCAGAAGATTAACTGGTCTGATAACCCGTGGTTCCCTGAAACCCTGCGGGAGGAAAAGGACACGCTAAAGAGCCGGGATATTCAGGCTTACAACACGGTCTGGGAAGGGATGTGCCGCCTGACCATTGATGGGGCTATCTTTGCTCGGGAAATGCAGATGGCAGAGGCTGAAGGCAGGATTACACGGGTTCCCTTTGACCCTGTTAAGCCCGTCCATGCCGTGTTTGACTTGGGTTGGGCTGATATGACCGCAGTTTGGTTTGTTCAGTTCATTGGCATGGAAACCCGCTTAATTCGGTACTACGAGGTTAACCAGACCACCATGACCGAAATCCTAGCCAAGATGCAGACCTTCGGGTATGTGTACGACACGCTCTGGTTGCCGCATGATGCCCAGAACAAGACGTTAGCAAGCCAAGGCAGGAGCATTGAGGACATTGTTAGGGCTGCTGGGTACAAAACTCGGGTGCTTGAGCGAGTGCCTGTGGCTGACTCAATTAACGCCGCAAGGACGATGTTTAGGTCGTGCTATTTTGATAGAGAAAATTGCCACGAAGGGCTACAATGCCTCAGACACTATCGTTACGAGGTTGACCCTGAAACCAATCAATTTAGCCGTACACCGCTTCACGACCATTACAGTCACGGGGCAGATGCGTTTAGATATATTGGGCTGATGGTCAACGAACCTCGCCAGCGCAAGAGTCAGCGACAAATCCCGCACTCCTACGGGAGCGCACACAGTTGGATGGGCTAAACATGGCTACACAAACCAATCAGGACGATTACGACCCCAGAATCGACGAAGCCAAGCAGTTTCTGAAGATGGCTAACGATGCGGATACGATGAATCGTCAAGAGGCGCTTGAAGATTTAAAGTTTGTCAACGGCGACCAGTGGCCTGTTGAGCTACAAAACTCCCGCAACCTAGAATCCCGCCCCGTTCTGACAATTAACAAGCTGGATGGCTATTGCCGCCAAGTTGTTAACCAAATCCGTCAGCAACGCCCCCGTCCCAAAGTCCACGGGATGAACAGCCAATCCGATGCCAAGGTTGCCGAGGTTATCCAAGGCATGATTCGGCACATTGAGGCCAATTCCAACGCTGACAACGCCTATGACACAGCCGCAGATTACGCTGTTCGCATGGGTTGGGGCTACATCCGCATCCGCACAGACTACGTGCGTGAGGACAGTTTCGAGCAGGAAATCTACATTGACCCTGTGGATAACCCGTTCACGGTTTACTACGACATCAACAGCGTCTTGCCTGATGGCTCTGATGCCGAGCGTTGCCTTGTTACAACAATGCTCAGCAAAAAAGATTTCCACAAAATGTACCCAGATGCTGAAGACACGAGCTTTAGCCAGCGTGGTACGGGCGACAGTCAGTCTGAGTGGATTACCAAAGAGGATATTCGCCTAGCCGAGTACTTTTACACCGTTCGGACAAGAGAGAAGCTCTTGCTTCTGAGCGATGGAAGCAGCATCTTTGAGAGCGATTTCAAGAAGTCTGAGCAGATGCTTGTTGCTGGCGGGGTGTACCCGATTGACGAGCGCATGAGCGTTAAGAAGTCAATTAAATGGTGCAAACTGACTGCCGTTGAGGTGTTGGAGGAGGGCGAGTGGCCCGGACGTTACATCCCCATCATTCCTGTTTACGGGCGGCATTGCATCGTTGGGGACAAGCGCAAGAAGTTTGGCATGGTGCGTCACGCCAAAGATGCCCAACGTATGTACAACTTCTGGCAAACCTCGCTCACCGAGTCGGTTGCGCTTGCGCCCAAGGCCAAATGGATAATGGCAGAGGGTCAGGACGAAGGCCACGAAAACGATTGGGCACAAGCCAATACCAAGAGCTTCCCGCTTCTGCGTTACAAGCAGACGGACATTGAAGGTCGTCCAGCGCCAGCGCCCCAACGCCTCCAGCCTGAGCCGCCTCCTGCTGGCATCATGGCGGCATCAGCCTCCATTGATGACGACATTAAGACCTTGATGGGTATTTTTGACCCAGCACAGCTAAAGCAGGGCAATATCTCCGGCAAGGCTCTGAACGGGCAACAGCAACAGGTTGACCTGTCCAACTACGATTTCTACGACAACCTGACCAAATCCCAGTGCCAAGTTGCTCGTGTGATTCTTGACCTGATTCCCCGAATCTACGATACAGAGCGTGTTTTGCGGATTATTGGCGACGATGGCAAGCCTGATTTGGTAACGGTCAACGAGTATGATGCGGTCAACCAAGTGGTCAAAAACAACCTTGCTGTGGGTCTGTACGATGTGGTTATGGACACTGGCCCCGGCTACAACAGCCGCCGCCAAGCCGCAGTCGAGGCGATGACTCCGATTCTGGCGGCAGACCCTGCGCTCATGCAACAGATTGGGGATTTGTGGTTCCGCAACCAAGATTTCCCCGGCGCAGACATTATTGCTGACCGCTTGGCTACGCTTAACCCGCTGGCGCAGTTGGACGAGAAGTCCGATATACCGCCCCAAGCGCAGATGGCTATTAAGCAACTCCAAGCTCAAAACCAGCAAATGCAACAGGCGCTGGAGAAGTTCCAAGTTGAGCGCAAACAGCGTATGGACATTGAGTCTGTTAAGCAAGAAGCCGAGACAAAGCGTGAGCTTTTGCGTCAGACGGGCAAGGCTTTCAACGTCGAAACGATGGCAGAAGTGCGGGTCAACGACCAGAACACCCGTTCGATTACCTCGCAGAACAAGATGGAAATTGAGGCGATTGTCCAGTTGCTTTTGCACAACATGGACACCGCAAGGCTGAATCAGGAGATTGAGCGTCGAAATGCCGAGCAACGAGCCGCCATGCAGTTTGCGGCGCAGGATATTGACAACCAACAAAATCCATTGATGGGACAATAAAACCGTGGTAAATTAGCCACAAACCTTACCAGTGAGGTTCACTGGGCTTAAATCGTAGGGATACGTATGTCCGAAAACCAAGCTAGTAACGTTGTAACTAGCGAAAATGCGGCTGAGTTCTATGCACAAAAGTTGGGTTTAGCCCCTGCGGAACCAACACCCGAGGCCGATGTTGCAGAAACGCAACAACAGGAGCCGGGAACGGAAGAAGTAGACGGGAGTGAGCCTGAAGCGAAAGAGGAAGCCAAGTCACAGGACGAGCCTAAAAAGGCGAATCCGAAACTGGAAAGGCGCTTTAGCGAGATTACTAAGCAGCGTGAAGAAGCTCGCCGTGAGGCAGAGGCTGAACGCCAGCGTAGGGTTGAGCTAGAGGAAAGATTGGCGGCTCTTGAACGGCAACAGGCTCCAAAACAGCCCGTGGTTGACCAAGAACCCCAACCGAGTCAGTTCCAAGATGCGTTTGAATATGCCAAGGCTCTAGCAGAGTACACGGCTGACAAGCGGATTGAGGAAATGAAACGGCAGGAAGCCGAGGCTAAAGTTGAAGCCGAACGCCAAAAAGTCATTGAGACTTGGACGCAGAAGGTGGAGCAAGTCAAAGCTGAATTGCCCGACTTTGATGACATGGTTGCATCTTCTGATGTGGTTGTGTCTAACGATATTCGTGATGCCATCCTAGAGAGCGATGTAGGGCCAAAAATCCTATATCACCTTGCAGAGAACAGCGAATTCGCCAAAAAAGTTGCGGCTATGCCAACTCGTGCGGCCTTGAAGGAAATCGGTAAGCTAGAGGCCCGATTTGAGGCGAAAGCCGAAGAAAAACCTGTGGCAAAAAGTAAAGCGCCAGCGCCTGTCACGCCTATCCGTGCAGCTTCTGGTGTAGCTGAAACCAAAATGTCCAGCGATGGGCAATGGTATGGAAGTTACGCCGAATGGAAAGCAGCACGTAAAGCGGGTAAGGTTCGCTGACAACCCTTTTTTGTTCATCGAATTTTTCTTGAAAAGGAGAGCGTAAATGTCAAACACGCTACTTACCATTAGCAAGATTACCAACGAAGCGTTGATGGTCTTGGAAAACGAACTTACCTTCACCTCTGAAGTTGACCGTAACTACGACGACCAGTTCGCTGTTGTTGGCGCAAAGATTGGCAACACTGTGAACGTTCGCCGTCCCGGTCGTTTCATCGGTACAACTGGCCCTGCGCTGAACGTTGAAGATTTCAACGAAACCAGCACTCCCGTCACGTTGTCCACCCAATTCCACGTTGACACCCAGTTCACCACTCAGGACTTGGCTCTGTCGCTGGATATGTTCTCTGACCGTGTGTTGAAGCCTGCCGTAGCCGCAATCGCTAACAAGATTGACTATGACGGTCTGACCACTGCCCGTTTGAACACCGCCAACATCGTCGGAACCCCCGGCACTCCTTCTAGCGACCTCGGTACATACCTGACCGCCGCCGCTTATCTGGATGCTGAAGGCGCTCCCCGTGATGGTCGTCGTTCTTGCATCGTTGAACCCTTCACTTCTGCGACCATCGTTAACAGCCTCAAGGGTCTGTTCGTGCCGCAAGAGGCGATTGGCGAGCAATACCGCAAGGGCTTGATGGGACGTGACTCTGCTGGCATGAACTGGAAACTTGACCAGAACGTGAACGCACAGACCTTTGGCTCGTTCAACGGTACTGCTACCGCTGACACAACCACAAGCAACACTGGCATCCTGACCTCTGGCTGGGCTTCCACTAGCACTATCACCATCACCAAGTCTGGTACTGTGACTCCCAACGTGGGCGACACTTTCACCATCGCTGGCGTGTATGCTGTGAACCCCCAGAACCGTCAAGCCTACGGCTCCAACCGCCTCCGCAATTTCGTCATCAAGTCGATTAGCGGCTCTACCGTGGTTGTCAGCCCCGCCATCATCAGTGGTGGTCAGTTCCAGAACGTCAGCATCCCGAGCGCCAGCGCAACGGCTGCTATCACGTTCTACAACACTTCTGGCACAGTCTCTCCGCAAAACATCATCATGCACCGCAACGCCTTCACGCTTGCGATGGCTGACCTTGAGTTGCCCGAGGGTGTTCACTTTGCTGGTCGTGCTTCCGACAAGGAAATCGGTCTGTCCATGCGTGTTGTCCGTCAATACACCATCAACAACGACTCTATCCCGACTCGTATTGATGTGCTGTACGGCTGGGCGCCCTTGTACCCCGAACTCGCTTGCCGTGTGGCTTCCTAATCAACTTCACTAGGAAAGGAAACAGATTATGTCTAATCCCGGCCCCGCATCAACCGTAACCCCCGTCTACCTGCTTAACGGTAACGCCGCTGATGGCGTTGCTGTTGGTGTGGCTGGCGGCTTGGTTGGCTTTTATGGCGAAACCCCCGTTGCTCAAGCTGGCGCTATCACTGCGCTGACCGCAGCACCGACTACCGCTGAGTTTGTGGCAGCTACCAATGCCATCATCACAGCGCTCAAGAATGTTGGCATCACAGCCTAATCTTGACTGACCGAGCCACCCTGCTTAACTGTGGGGTGGCTTTTTCTTTGGAGACACAATGCACGTAATGATTGCGATTCCCGCCTATACGGGCGTGGTACACGTATCAACGATGCGCTCCCTCTTTACCGATTTGATTGATTTGGTTCAAAGGGGCGACAGATTTACACTGGTTGACGATATTGGAAACGCCTTAATTGCAGATTCAAGAGGGGTGATTGCCACCCGCTTTTGGGAGTCAGACTGCGATTGCTTGGTATTTGTTGACAATGACGTTAGCTGGGAAAAGGGCGCTCTTTTGCGTCTGATTGATGCCAAGGCTGATGTGGTCGGCGGGGTTTATCCCATGCGCCGTGACCCGATTCAGTACCCTGTGCATTACCTTGACAAGCCAGAATTGTGGGCTGACCCTGAAACGGGGCTTTTGGAAGTTAAGTCAATCGCCACCGGGTTTATGAAGTTAAGCCGAGAGTGCATTGGTAAGATGATTGAGGCTTACCCGGACAAGCACTATTACACGGCAGAGCGTGACAAGCAGTTTTACCCGCTTTTTGACCATGTTTTTGAGGATGGTTACAAGTGGGGCGAGGACTTCAGTTTTTGCATTCGTTGGCGCAAAATCGGCGGCAAGGTATGGATTGACCCAGAAATGGCGATGGGGCATACTGGGCTAAAGATTTTTGAAGGGCACATTGGAAAGTGGTTAAAAAGCCGCTAATGGGCTAGAATTAAATATCTTTCAAAAGGAAGGTCTATGGCTATCTCCTCCACCATTCGCTCTATTGGCAAAACAACGGCTGTTTCGGTGGGGGCAAGCGCCACCTCTGAAGTGCTGATTACCTCAAGCACAAACGACCAAAACACGTTTGTTTCGCTGATTAACACTGGCGCAACCTCCGTTGCTGTTAAGTTTGGCCCGACAGGGTTAAGCGCTCCTGTTTTGCCCGTAAGCGGCTCCACAACTGGCGACTTTGTTCTGCCGCCGAGCATGAACAACGCCATCATTTTTGAAGTCCCGACCACTCCTTGCTATGTGCGAATGATTGGTTCTGCGGCTGGCCCGTCCATCGTTTATGTGACTCCTGTGGGGCTGTAATGTCAAACCCGGCTGATTCCTCAGTTCAAAATCTGCTGCCAGTTCAGGCGTATTTCTCAACTGATGGCGAATTTCAGACCTTCATTGGTCAGGGTCAGCCTTTTTACGCCTCGGTTGACCCGCAACAGTCTGGTCTGCACATCACCAATAGCACGATTGACAGCACTACGATTGGTGCAACAACCCCGTCATCGGCTATTTTCACGACTGCCCAAGTCAATACTGCGCCAGCCACGGCTCTGGATGTGGCAAACAAGCAGTATGTTGATGGGTATGTGGCTGGTATTTCTTGGAAGCCGCCCGTAAATTACGGGACAACAGCAAACATCACGCTTTCGGGTCTAGCAACTCAAGGCGGCGGTGATTGGGGTTCTGCGCTGACCGCAGGAATGCGGATTCTGGTCAAAAACCAAACAGCGCAAGCAGAAAACGGGATTTATGTTGCCGCATCAGGAGCTTGGACTCGTTCGGAAGATTGCAGCACTTGGGATGAGTTGGTTTCCGCAATTTGTTTTGTTGAGTCTGGTAGCACTCTCAGCGGTTCTGCTTGGTATTGCCCTGCTCAACCCGGTGGAACACTCGGAACTACTGCTGTTACATGGTCTAACTTTTCGGTAGCGGCTACTTACACTGCTGGCACGGGGCTGACGCTCTCGGGCTATCAGTTCAGCATCACCAACACGGGTGTTGCGGCGGCAACATACGGCTCTGGGTCTAGCGTCCCTGTTTTTGCAGTTAACGCTCAAGGCCAACTGACCTCGGTGACAAACACCTCGATTTCGATTAACGCAAACCAAATCACATCGGGGACTGTCACAAATGCCCAGCTTCAAAATAGTAGTTTTACGCTCAATGGAACTTCTGTTACTTTGGGCGGTTCTGCGACAATCACTGCGGCAAATCCGCAGACTCTTACGTTTGGAACGGGATTAGGTACTGGAGGCTATGATGGGTCTGTTGCGACCACGATTAGCATTGCAAATACGGGCGTAAGCGCATCGACCTATGGCTCGGCATCGGCTGTGCCTGTCTTTGCGGTAAACGCCCAAGGGCAGATTACCAGCGTCACCAACACCAACATCAGCATTGCCAACACGCAAGTTACGGGTCTGGGCACAATGTCCACCCAGAACGCAAATGCGGTGGCGATTACTGGCGGCACGGCAAC